AGCCCCCGGGAGGGTGGCCTCATGAAGTTCACGGACTTCAAGATCATGGACCGCGCCCCCGAGCAGCTGGGCGTGGTGATCCGCGGCTGGGATCTCGCCGGCACCGCATCCAAGCGATCGCCCTACACGGCCGGCGTCAAGATGACCCTCTCCGGGACCGACGTCGTGATCCTCGACGTCCGTCGCGATCAGGTCGAGCTTCGGGAGGTCTACTCGCTGATCGCGGCCACGGTCGTCTCGGACGGCGGCCAGTGCATCCAGGATCTCCCGCAGGATCCGGGGCAGGCCGGCAAGGATCAGAAGCGCCACATCCGGAACCAGATCCGGGACCTGATTCCGGCGCATCCCGAGCTATACGACGTCCGCGTTCACTTCTCCCCGGAGACCGGCTCGAAGGTCACGCGCGCGAGCGGTCTCGCGAGTGAGGGCGAAGCCGGTACCCTGTGGCTCGTCCGGGGGCCTTGGAATGACGCCTTCATCGCGGAGTGCGTCAACTTCCCGAACGGGGACTTCGCCGATCAGGTCGATGCCGCTTCCAGGGCCTACGCCCGGCTCGTCCGAGAGCAGCAGCTGACGCCGAACCCGGTGGGCCCGGAAGAGATCAGGGGATAAACGCATGGCGGGATTCGGCGGATTCTCTTCGATCTTCGGGCGGGTCTCCGAGGCCCTGCGCACGCCTGACCCGATGGAGACGATCGGCGGCCCCGGCTTCCGGGCCTTCTCGGGAGACGTCCAGAACGACGAGAAGGACGCCTCGATGTCCTCCGTCGATCGCTTCCGCGAGTTCTCGGACATCCTGGCCAACACGGCAATCGTCTCCGCCTCGGTCCGCTACTTCTTGAACCTGCTCGCGAAGTCGGGCTGGAACGTCGAGCCGGCCGACGACTCGAACGAAGCCCAGGAGATGGCCGATCTCGTCTGGGAGATCTTGAACGACATGCAGACCCCATGGCGCCGCGTCGTCCGGCGGGCCGGCATGTTCACGTTCCACGGCTTCTCGATCCAGGAGTGGACGGCCAAGCGGCGCGAGGACGGGATCATCGGCCTGCTCGACATCGAGTCCCGCCCCCAGGTCACGATCGAGCGGTGGGGACTCGACGACCACGGACGGGTCACGGGCGCATGGCAGCGGGTCCCGCAGTCGAATCAGGAGGTCTTCATCCCCCGGGAGAAGATGGTCTACCTCGTCGACGATGCCATGAGCGACACGCCGATCGGGCTCGGGCTCTTCCGCCACCTCGTCGATAGCCGCCGCCGCCTCGACGCCTACCTGAAGGTCGAAGGCTACGCCTTCGAGACGAACCTACGCGGCATCCCGATCGTGAAGGCGCCGATGGAGGAGCTGGACGCGCGGGTCGCGGCGAACACGCTGACCGCGGCCTCGAAGGAGCGGGCGCTCTCGGGGTTCCGCACGTTCATCCAACGGCACTTCCGGGCGCCCAGCTCGGGCTTCCTGATCGACTCGGCGACCTACCGCGACAAGGGCGAGAACCAGACGCCCTCTTCGGTCTCGAAGTGGAGCGCCGAGCTGCTCAAGGGCGACGATCAGGGTCTCCCCGACATCGCGAACGCGATCAATCGGATCAATCGCGAGATGGCGACCGTCCTCGGGACCGAGGGCCTGCTCCTCGGATCGGAGAATGGGACCCAGGCGCTCTCGCGCGACAAGAGCCACACGTTCTCGCTGCGGGTCGAGTCGACGCAGTCCGAGATGGCCGAGGCGATGGACAAGGACGTCGTCCACCAGCTCTTCGTCCTGAACGGCTGGGACCTGAAGCTGAAGCCCTACCTCATGCCCGACCCGATCCAGTATCGGGACCCGGCGCAGCTGACCCAGGCGATCCTCGACCTCGCGCAGGCGGGCGCGGTGATCGACGGGAACGATCCGGTCGTGAACGTGATCCGTTCGGTCCTCGGCCTGCCCGAGGCGCCCGAAGAGGACCTCGCGGCGATGGCGACCAAGCCGATCCCGCCGATCAATTCGACGCTGCCGATCCTCCAGGAGTAATCAATGCCGGGCGGACAAGCCTTCCCGAAGGTCTTCCCGATCGTCGAGCCGACGCTCGGGATCGAGATCACCGACCTGCGCACGATGTCACAAGACTCTCGGCGCCGAGTTCGCCAGCTCTTCCATGACCGGATGGAGAATTTCATCCAAAGCCGAGGGTTCATCCCGCAGCAGACGTGCCGAGGGTTCGACCCCTACCTGGATCTCCGAAACGCATGGCTGACCTACCACGAGGCCGAGACCGCTGCGGGCCGCGTCCCGATCGACCTCGAAGCCTATTCGAAGCAGAACGAAGCCGGCCTAGTCCTGGACTACTGCGGCAGCCTCCACCTCTCCATGCACTGGTTCGCGCTGCGCAATCTGGCGGACCCACGCGCGACCGGCGCGCTCGTGATCTCGAACGTCGACGCCATTAGAAGACCCGAATGGACGGGCGCGGTCCGATATTTCGAGGGCTGGCCCATCGTCGTCCCGCCGCGCGGGATCGGCTTCGCGAAGGCGAACCACCGGATCGCGAAGTTCATCCTGGAGAACAACTTCATCCAGCGGAACGGCGGTCCGGCGGTCGACTTCGTCGAGTTCACCTTCCCGCAAGGTCCCGAGGCCCGCTATATCGATCGACCCGGAAACACGTTCGGCGGCGACGTCTGGAAGCTCATCGGAAACACCCGCTTCACGCGGATCGCGGGGCCCGGCCGGCAATTCGCGCCGATCCGTCTGAAGCGCGAGCTGCGGCCGTCCGAGACGGTGACCGACTTCCCGATTCTCACCGTCGCCGTCCTGCCCGTCGTGAACGATGGCGCCGAGCCGGGCGATCCCCAGCCGGACGCCTTCCCGGCCGACCCTGCGCCGACGCCGGCTGACATCGCAGACGATCCCAAGATCGGATAGGGGCACGCCATGCCGACCGTGACGGTCCAGCCTCCCGTCGTCGCGAATAACGCGGGGACCGTCTCGTTTCAAGCGCAACTCGTCGGCGGCGGCGGAGTAATCTCCGGCCCTCCTGACAATGGTTTTCTCTACGTCGGAACCGCATTCAAGGGACTCGTCGAAACCTGCTCGTGGCTCATGTTCGAGCCTAACGTCCCGGCTGGCGCGACGATCACGAGGGTCGAAGTCGGGCTCTGCTTCCTCGCGCCCGACGGGACATGGAATAACCAAAACTCGAATAACGGATGGAAGGCGTATCCAAGCCTGAACGCCTCCTTCCCGTTTCCCAGCCGGACCATCGCCACCGATGCGAAGTGGCAGAACGGAACCGCTCCGATCTTCCTCAATTTCCTGGGGACGGATCCGCCGCCGAGCGGGGTTCCGGCTTTCGCCACCTATGCAAGCTCCGGCGGACAGAAGAACGACGCGGGGATGCTCACGCAGGCGCAGAGCCAGCTCGTCGCGAACGAAGCGAACCGCAACGTGCGCGGCGTCCCGATGGCCTTCTTCATCGCGCCGCGAGATACGACCCTCGTCGAGCTTCAGCACCGCGGGTCCGTCCAGGCCAACACCGCGCAGCGGCCCTACCTGACGCTCGACTACACCACGGGCCCCCCGCGCGTGCGCGCCTTCGATCTTCTGCGGCCGCAGATCGCGTGGGACCTGAAGCGCCCGACGACCGAGTCCGACCTCGCGCGCCCAGTGGATGCCGCCAACCTCGCGCGGCCGGCGACCGAGGCCGACGTTCAACGTCCTGCCGCCGAGGCCGACCTGAAGCGCCCCCCGACGACCGGAACGCTGACGACCGAATAGGCTAGTCTCGACCCCCGGGAGAACCCCATGGCCAACCTGCTCAAGCGATGCCTCGATGCCGGCGACATTTGTATCTATCGCGGCGACACGGCGAAACTGATCTTCAACCTGAAGGATTCGACCGGCGCGGCGTTCGATGGGACGGGGCGGACCTACCTGCTTTCGGTCAACAGCCTGGAAGAGCCCCCCGACGGCACGACCCAGATCTTCCAGGTCGCGGGCGTCGTCGCGACGACCCAGGTCTCTTTCACGCCGACGACCCCGAACGTGGCCAACGTGATCTCGGCCTTCTTCGACATCCAGGAGACGGCCGCCGATGCGACGATCCTCACGATCGCGAAGGGCGCGTTCCTGATCCTCCAGGACGTCACGAAGTAGGAGAGCAAAGCGATGTCCCAGGCTTTCAGCGCATTCGGAGCGGCCCAGATCGTCTATGGCACCACGGCCGGGGCCGACGCCTACCTGAAGGCGTCCTCGCACGGCGCGACGACATGGAACGCGCTCGACTCCGCCGCGAAGCAGCGGTTCCTGATCAATGCGGCCCGCATCCTGGAGCGTCAAGCCTGGATCGGCGCGCCCACGCAGACGGTGAACAAGACGAACTACCTCGCGCAGCCCGCGCTGACCCAGCCCCTCCAGTTCCCCAGGACCGGGCTCACGGACAAGAACGGCGTCGCCGTCAGCTCCTCGACCGAGCCCCTCCAGGTCACCGAGGCGAGCTACGAGCTGGCGCTTTCCCTGGCCCAGTCCGACGCGACCGTCCTGACCCAAGCCGTCCAGGGCTCGAACGTGAAGGAGCACCGGCTCCTCCAGCGCGTGGAAGGCGCGGTCCAGGTCGACGAGTCGACGAGCTACTTCGCCGCCAACTCGACCACCGGCGGCTCCGGAACCCGATTCCCGACCATCGTCCAGGAGCTGATCGGCTTCTGGCTCGCGGGGACCGGCGGCGACACGGCCCTCTCCGAGGCGGAGATCGGAGCAATCGACGGCTGCTCGTCCTTCGAAGGGGCGGACCTCGGCTTCTTCGACCTCGGGCTCCCCTGATCCGATAGGCTCACGCCATGGCATTCGCCCTCGATGTCCAGCTCCAGCCCGTGGCGCAGCTCGATGCCCTCGCGCAGTTCACCGCCCTGCTCAATGCGGCGGAGCCGAGGGTTCGCAAGCGCTTCGCCGAGGCCATCCTGCTCGCGCGGCAGGAGAACGACCTCGCCGAGCTGGAGCGCGTCGCGGGTCTCGTGGAGACTGGGCAGATCGACGAGGCCCTGCGCGCCGCGGATGCGGTGGCGCCGGCGCTCTCGACGACCCTGGAGGCGGTCTATTCGTCCTTCGGGATGTCGGCGGCCCACGTCTTCCGCTCCCAGGTCGACACGACTTTCGACTTCAACTCGCTGAACACCCGGGCCCAGCGGGCCATGCAAGCGAACCGCGCCGAGCTGATCCGCGAGTTCACCCAGGAGCAGCGCGGGGCGACGACCGAGCTGCTTTCGAATGGCTTCGCCCGCGGGCTCGCACCGATCGAGCAGGCGCGCGAGCTGAAGCGGTCGATCGGCCTCACGACGAAGCAGGCGCAGGCCGTCACGAACTACCGCCGGCTCCTCTCCGAGGGCTCGGCCGAGTCCCTCAATCGCGCTCTTCGCGATAAGCGCTTCGATCGGACTGTGGCGCGAAGCCTCGCCTCCAGGGGCGCCGCCCGGATCCCGCTCACGCCCACGCAGATCGACGCCATGGTGAAGCGCTACAGCGAGCGATCGATCGCGCACCGGGCCGAGACGATCGCCCTGACCGAGACGCGCCGCGCCGCCGGCGCCGCCGATGTCGAGCTGTGGACCCAGGCGGTCGAGTCCGGGGAGATCGCGGCCGAGGATGTCGTCGGCGTCTGGCACGTCCGGCGCGATGGCCGGCAGCGCGACTCTCACGACTTCATGCAGGGGCAGGAGCGGCAGCTCGGCGAGACGTTCACCTCCGGCTCGGGGAACGCCCTGCTCTACCCCGGCGACCCGGGCGCCCCGGGCTCCGAGACGATCCGCTGCCGGTGCGTCGTCGCGCGCGAGGTCCGCGAATCGGCCCGCGCCGACACCTCGCAGCGGACGGCCGTGCCGAAGATCGAGCAGGTCACGCCCCCGCCGGCCGTCCCGGTGACGCTCGCGAAGTATCCCCGCGGCACGGACAGCCTCGCGACCTATCGCGACCGGAACGGACCCTTCACGCCCGAGCGGCAGAAGCTCCACGAGTCGATCATCGCGAAGACGATGAAGGGCGCGCGGAAGCAGAAGAACCCGGTCTTCCACATGCTCGGCGGCGGGTCCGGCGCCGGGAAGTCCTCGCTGAATAAGTACGGCCTCGGCAAGCTCCCGAAGAACATCGTGAAGATCGACTCGGACGAGATCAAGAATTTCCTGCCGGAGTTCCAGGAGATGATCGCGGCGGGCGACGAGCGCGCGGCCGCGTGGGTCCATGAGGAGTCGAGCTACCTCGCCAAGGAGATCACGAGGCGCTCGCGAGACCGGCGCTTCAACGTCCTTCTGGATGGAACCGGAGACTCGGATCTCCAGGGGCTTCAAGGGAAGATCACGCCGTTCCGGAATCTCGGCATGAAGGTGAAGGCGAACTACGTCACGATCCCGACCGAAGAGGCCGTCAGTCGCGCCATCCTCCGAGGGCAGGAAAGCGGCCGCGTGGTCCCGACGACGGCGATCCGCGAGATCCACCGCGCCGTCTCCAGGGTCTTCCAGGATGGCGTCCGAAATAACCTCTGGGATGACGTCGTCCTCTGGGATAACAACGTCCCGAAGAACACCCCGCCACGGATGCTCTTCGAGATGCACAACGGCGTCCAGACGATCCACGACCCGGTCGGCTACCAGTCGTTCCTGGCCAAGGGGAACGAGATCATCGAGACGGACGCCATTGCGACGGGAGGGCTTTGATGCCGCTAACGGCCGAGCAAGTCATTCGGATCACGCGGGAGGTCACGCTCGGCCAGACCCCGCCCACCCTGGACACCCCGGAAGAGGGGCGATTCCGCGTCGCCGTGACCAAGGAGATCGACGCGATCGCGGCCGCCGGGCAGGTCGTGGAGATCCCGTTCGAGTACCCGGGCGAGTGATCATCCTGCGGCAGGTAGCGCGCAAGTAAATTCTCGGGCATGGTTCGCGCCGGAGGTCCCCACCGATGACCCTGCGAAACATTCCCGGAAGCAAGCGCGCTCGAACCTACTCGCCCACGATCGCCGGCCAGACGAATTGCGACGC